CCCACATCAGGGTAAGCTGGTAGTGATCTTGCAACAGGTGGGGTAACAGCAGTAGCCATTTGCGGCCTTTGTTGAAGCGCTTGAAACTGTGCCTCTACAGCTGCTGGCAATCTAGTTGGAACAGCAGTAGCTGGAACAGCGGGAGGACCAGCAACTGGAGCAGAAGGAGGCATAGTAAAGCCCAAAGAAGCTGGCGAAAGATTGCGTAGTCCACGGTGTGCCGACTCTATATCTAATACACTTCTTGACCCTATTGGAGTACTGGGTCTAGTAGGCTGTGCTGGCGGTCTACCTGTCTCCCCTCCAAAGAAGGGACGAACAGGAATGCCCGGAGCAGTACCTACGACTCGATCAAGCATGGGATCTACAAAACCCTCTTGGGCTGCGAGTGCTCCACCCATTAACTTATCCTTCCAATACTTTCCTATATAGGATGGTTCAATGTGCCATATTGCATGTGCCATATATATCTCCTAAGATCCAAACAACTTGCCAAACATACCACCCGCCGGACCAGCAAGGCCCATACCCAACCCACCAGCTAATGCACTAACGAATGGACTAGGACCTGCAGGACCAGTAGATGTAGAGCTACCGCCATAATCCCCAGATATACCAGCAAGATAATTCTGAAGACCGATGGTTGGCAATTCAGCTTCGTAACCATATCTGGTCATTGCAGCATCTATTTCTCTCTGACGCTGTGCTTGCTGTTGCGCGCCTATACCACCCATTGCTTCATACTGTCTAAGAGGTTCAGCCATAGTATCACCATAGCGGCCAAGCATTCCCTCAACACCCTCCATGCCTTGAAGCCCGTAACCCATACCAAATTGCTGCTGTCCAACACCAAGCTGTGCAGCAGGTAGCATGCGCTGTTGGGCCTGTTGGTATGCTTGAAACTGTCCTTGTGCAATCTTTCTATTGATATCTTCTTGTGCGGCGGCGATTGCATTAGCCTGTACGATATCACCTTTACTACCACCACCCGGTTGATACTGAGTAATTTGCTGTCTTAGGCCGGGAAGGATCTCGCTCTCTAACTTTCCTACTGATTCCGCTCTAATAGCAGCCGCAACAGGATCAAATGTACTTGGATCATACTCGCCAGATAACAACCCACTATACTGTGCCTCGCTAAATGGGGTCATTCCTGCATATTCACCAACCCCTAATGGGGAGGCAGCATCACCACCATACACCATAGCTTCACCACCTGCTGATAATCCACGACCAAACTCCCTCTCCGCGCCAGTCATCATGGCTGTCGGTCGCGGTCCTTTCAGATACATTTCAGCAGCCGATTGCGCTTCTAATTGCTGTGGCCTAAAAGGTGAAACAGTTGTATCGCTATAATAAGCCGGTGTTAATTTACCAGTAGTATATAAGTCCTCGGCTCTCTTAAACCCTGTCTCAAGATAAGGTTTTTGTTCTGCCCAAGGCTCAGTTCTAGTTGTGGTTGTTTTGCTTCCGCCTGACATAGTTTAACTCCTAATTAATGATACACCAACAAGTATATCTTTTAACGGATCTCCGGCACTTGAGTATGCTCTTTCTTCTGGTGTTCCCGGGAAATATGGAAAGTAGGCATGAGTATCTCTATCTTCTTTATGCCCCCTTAACTCATAACCTGCATCTTCAGATGAGCTAGCATCTCTCCATTTATACCATGGATATACATACTTATACCCCGGAACTACCGGCATGGGGATACCAGAACCCCCAAGAAGTGTGCTCCCGCCCGGAATTCCTGTTACAAATCCCCCCACTGAACTAAGAGGGGTGGTGGTTGAAGCCGGAGGAGCTGTCGTGGTGGAAGGTGCCGGTGGCGCTGTAGATACAGCACCTGCGGTAGATGGTAAAACTCCATGAGTAGGAGGCCTCCATGTAACAGGAGGAGCAATCGTCATGGGCAGAAACGGATGCCCCATAAATAATGATTTTGCTAAAAGACCATAATCAGATGATGATGTTCCCGGTGGGCCTACACCAGCCGAAGGTGCTACGGGGTAAGAACTTGATAATGCCATTATTGTAACCTATATTTTAAGTCTTTTGTAAACACAGTGTATGAGTCTTTCCAGTCCGGTAGAAGTTTCTTCCAGCCCTTTCTTCCCCACAACTCAATAGCTGTACAACCATGCTTGACAGCAAACCCATCAATCATTTCTTGAAAGTTTTTTATATACCATGCAAAGTCTTCTCCAGCTACAGATATAATTCGTAGTATTTTCTTTTGAGGATACTGTATAAACTGTGTAACCATTGCAGCATGAATGCTTTCATTGTCTTCATAAGCCACCCATAGCTGCATCTCACCAGTAGATAGAGGTTCAATAAAATCTTCTGGTTCTAGCTCTCCTTCAGAATGTTCTGCCGCTCTAGCTAACATTGGAGCGACATCGCTCCAAACATACGGGACATCATCAGGATACAATAAATGAGGTTTCATAGTTTTACCCATGCGCTATTAGAATCAAAAAGATAAATTCCTTCTCCACTTCCCGGGTTCCAATCAGACCCATCTGCATACCTTACATCGCCTTGGCGCGGTTTTGATGGCTCTACATGAGTAACCTCTAATCTGAATGTTGCCTGATTGAATAATATTCCCCCCAGTCTTTTTAATTCAGTAACTAAATAACCACCTAAGTCTTCTACGTTTTCTGGTAATGGTCCGGGTTCATATCTTGTTTCACTCTTTACAACCCTTGCAGAGAACATTGCCATCAGTAAGACCTTGACCCTCTCATCCCTACATTAGATACATCAAGAGCATAACCATCTAACTCCCATGTCATGTCTCCAGTAGATTCAAACTTGACCGCATAGAATTTACCAGTTCCTCTAACAGAAACTTTAGACTGATTATCTGGATTGAATGCTACCGCAGATCCCCACGTTACAGCTTCTTCTGTAGACATCTGAGTTCCTAAGTATATATTAACAGTATTAGTACTATTAACTGACATCTTAGGCCAGATAGCGCTGACTCTCTTTACTGTAGTGTGATCTGGTTGTCCTTGCTCATTCAGCGAAAGACCAGTTCTTTCTATGTATGAAGTCATATCGGTGGTATCACTTTGATATCCCGACTGATCTCTATATAGTTTTGTATTGCCGGGATCAGCAAACAAGAGAACCTTGTCCTGTAATGAATAACTCATTGTCCAAGGACCGGCAACTGTACTCCATGTAGAAGTAGTTGCAGCCCAAGTAGTAGGTTTGACGGGATCGCCTACGTTCCCATATCCCATATGAGCAACATCTGGTATATCTTTTAAAGTAAACGTATTAGTAATGTAGTTCCAGACAACAGCTTTATTGGGTTCTTGTGTTGCTGCACCATCTTGCGTGAAGCAGAAAAGTATTTCTGTTCTTCCGTAATCTGCCGCCACAAAACACTTCGCTATCTGCGCTCCATCAATAGTCTCAAACACATACTCCCTCAGCTTCTGCGGGAGAATTGGTTTTAACCTCTGCCCATCATTAATATAGAAGTTTCCTTTGCCAAAGACCGCGTGACCACCATCGAACTCTGCTACACAGTTAGTTGCTATAGCGCCAACAGTTGGTGATAACTGCCTAAATGAAAAGATAAAAGGTGTGCCGACATAAGTCATCGAGTATACAGCGTCTTCCTTGTATATCATAAAGGTATCTCTTAACTGCATGCCATCAAGGATATCGCCTTTTGTATCTGCTAATTCATATTCGCCAGCATCTACCGTACTTGTTGTCTCGTTCCAGCTAGTAGGTGTAGTTTGTATAGCTGCTTCTGTACTCCACTTAACCAACCTCGGGAAGTTCACACCCGCCTGTTTTATGTTCATCGCAACTAGAAAAGAACGAAACGCTCTCATTGATTTGCAATAAGTATTTACAAATACAGGCGCATCATCTAAATGGGTGGCTGCTGTAGTTCCATTAACCCCTCTACCGATTGTGGTAAACGTAGTAGCTGTCTTTCCTGTATAAGATATATCCTCAGTGCCAACCGTAAATGTACCGGAAGTAGGGAATGCACTCGTATCGTCTACAACAATCTCATCAGGGCTAGGAACTCCAGTCCCTGTTATCGCGCCATCTAGCTGAGTAAGAGAGGGCCAGTCATTCAAGTCCTGCATATTCTGTGAGGATAATGGAATGCCGCTAGTCAATGCCCAATACTGAGGTTTGTCATAGTTATTGGTCATCACAAGAACACCACCTATAATAGTTGATGTCCAAGTATCATCAGCCGTAGCTGAATATGCACCACTCGTTCTGGTTATATCATACCAGATAGTTGACCTATCAACAGTTACACCGCTAGCATGTTCTGCAGCACTTCCTCCCCTTACACACCCGGTGAAGGTTGTAGCTGTCTTTCCTGTATAAACAATATCCTCAGATTCTATTGTGATTGTGCCAGCAGTTTCAAAACCTTCCGTACTAACAACAGAAGCTGTAGTAGCACCTATAAGCATAGTTCCGCTAAGAGTGGTAGATGCGCTAGTATTATCGTAGGCGTAAATAGCGGTAAGCCCACCAGCCACCCAGAACTCAGGAGATCCTAATGATAATTGAATTAAATGGTAGGGTGCTATAGGACAAGTTGCCATGATCTCTGAGAATCCAGCAGACTTCTTTATGGAACCTTCCTCGGTCCTTACATTATTTCCATCGCTCCATACATTGGATGGAAGCTGCCAAGGACTTGTCTCCTTGATGATTCCTACATCGCCAACCCTATCTACTCCAACAATCGCCATCTAACTATCCTTGGGATACTTGGCTTTTACAGCCTGACGTTCGCCTTCTAGTCGTGTCACTGCTGCCATTCTTTCTTCAACCACACCTTCCCATAGAGCCACAACAAGTTCATCTATAGATGGGTATTCTTCTTGTCGTTTGCGAGCATATTCTTGAGAATCCAATTCTTCTTGCATTCCCGCTCTTGCTGATTCAATCTCAACTTGCGTGGGCTGTGAGGTGTCGCTAAACCATTCAACAATTTCGCCATTTCTAACCATCCATTCAGATCCCGGAGAAATATGTAATAATACTCTTTCTAATTCAATACTCATGCCGAAATCTCCATCACTGTTATTAACGAATCAGAAGGTCCACGACCAATATATGCAACATCAGAACTACCAACCGAAACCGAATATTGTAAAACATAGGTAGTAGCTACGCTTCTTCCTGTATCATAACCCATTATGTGCTGTGACCATTTTGGATTTGAGTCGTTACTTACCACACCCGCCGCAGTTTCCAGACCAGCCTCTCGTTCTGCAACTGTCACACCATCTGTAGTATTGCGAATTCTGAAAAATGATTCAGTATGATACTGTGTGGGACGCAAGGACGCCGCTGATGTATTTGTAGATATAATTAAATGATTAGAAGAAGAAACTGGGGTATATGAAATAGTTAAACTTGTACTAACCCACGAGGTAGAAGTAGAAGTTTCTTGTGTTGCCGCTAATTCATACTTAGCAAATCCGACTACCTTCCCGCCAGTAGTCGGCACTGTAAAACTGGAATCAGGAAATGTAATAATCCTGTCCGCAGTCGGATCAGTGATGGCAAACGTAGTCTCAAAAGCATCTGCTGTAGCTCCCTCAAAGACTAGAGGAGAGCCAGCAGCAGTCTGGAAGGTTGCTACACCATCCTTAATTAATACACCATCAATGGTTACTCCACCAGCAGCAGTGCGTTCAGAAATTGTGTCAACTTTAACTTCGCTCATAATCCAAAAGCCTCCTGCACTTCTTCTGATGTCAGGCCAAGAGCCTCAAGTTTTGATTTGACGGAGTCTAGTTTTGCTTGTCTGGCTACTTCCGCTGCTGTAGGTTCTGGACGGGGAGGTTCTACAAAGTGGAATGCACCGTCGTAAGTGCCTCCGATACGAGCATCTACCGTCGCTTCAATTACATTAGCATCACTTACGGGAGACTCACCCTGACCATCCCAGACAATCATATTCTCTACAACACCATTTTTAACTACTGCATAATCTGTCATTATTTATACTCCGTGATGATGCACAGACCCGCTGCGCCAGCCCCGCCATACGCCGCATCCGCTCCGCCACCTCCGCCAGACCCATAACCCTCTCCAGCCGCTGGTATTGATGTGGCTTCATTCGTTCTTGCTGAACCACCAAAACCATACATACTGTTACCGCCCTGTGCTGAACCAGCATTTTGTGTGCGTCCACCTTGCCCGATAATATTTAAGTCACCGCCTGTTGCTGTCCCTGACGTTCCAGGCGTGTAGTTGCTGATTGTTCCACCAGTACCACCTCCCGCAGTAAGCGTGGTAAAACTGGTTCCTGATACACTAGCAAAAGTAGTATCACCCCCATTTGACCCAGCCGCTCCTCCGCCACCTGCCGCTCCAGAAGCCCCTATAGTCACAGTCATGGTATCGCTATCCACAACCGTAAGTGTTTTCCTAACATATCCTCCTGCGGCGCCACTATTAACTTTAGGGCCATCTCCGCTATATTGTGAACCACCTCCCCCAGCGCCAACAATTTCTACAATGATCTTTGTAACATCTGAGTTAGGAGAATAACCTCCAGCAGAGGTGCTAGAAGTGTAAACAACCTCTCTTACAAATCCAGAAGATGGAAACCCTGTAGTAGTCGCTCCAGTTACATCGATAGTCCCATTAACATCCAGCGTTGCACCACTAGCTATGTCAATCTCTGCTGATGCAGGAAGTTGGAACAGATCAGAAGCATCACCAAGTGTTACAGTCGTACTTGTTGCAGGGGATATTTTATTTGTTTTTACTTCGGATGCCATCGCTATCCTCCTGTGATACTGGCTATTTCAGCATCGTTTAGGCCGAGT